TATTGATGATTGATGGACCTACAGAGACACTACAGTATTTTAGTGATTATGAAAGTCTTAGGAAAAGAACAAAAATAGTTTCAGGGCCATATATATATGGCCCTGAAACTGAAATTATGCCTAAAGTTTGTCTGCTTCCTATAACACACTTTGAATAAACAGTTGACAAATGGACTAATTGGGACTAAGATCATAAAATGAATTATGCCTTAATTGATCTTGCCAATTCATTTTGGCGTTGTAAACATATAGCCTCAAAAAATCAAGATCCATGGACTAAAGTCGGTATGGCGCTGCATCTCACGCTAGCTTCAGTTAACCAAGCCGTACGGATGTTTAATATAGATCATGTATGCTTTATGACAGAAGGACGGTCATGGAGGAAAAATTTCTATCAGCCTTATAAGGCAAATCGAGTTGTAACAGATGCAACCGAAGCCGAGCAGGAAGAAAATAAACTTTTCTGGGAGACATACGAGACTTTCATTAATTTTCTAAATGATAAGACAAATACAAGTGTATTAAGATGTTCTACTGCCGAAGCAGATGATTTGATCGCTAGATTTATTCATCTTCATCCAACAGACAATCATTATATTATTTCAACTGATACCGATTTCGTACAGTTGATTAGTGAAAACGTGCAGCAATATAACGGGGTTACTGGACAAGTTATTCGTCTTGATGGGTATTTTGATGATCGTAATAAGCCCGTTAAAGATAAAAAGACTGGAACTCATAAGCTATTAGAAGAACCGGAATATCTATTATTCAAGAAAATAGTTCGCGGAGATTCGACTGATAATGTATTCAGTGCCTATCCTGGAGCACGAGAAAAGGGTTCTAAAAATTCAGTAGGAATCAAAGAAGCGTTCGAGGACCGAAATAAACAGGGATTCAATTTCAATAATTTTATGTTACAAAAATGGCAAGACCATAACGGTATAGATCATCGAGTCAAGGATGATTATGAACGAAACCGAATTCTTATAGACCTAACCGCGCAGCCAGATGATATTAAGAAGACAATAGATGAATCAATTATTGATAGCATCAGAAGAACTACGCAGAATTCCGGAGTAGGATTGCACCTATTAAAATTTTGTGGAAAACATGAATTGATTAAAATTTCAGAACAAGCCGAAACGTATGCCAAGTGGCTGAACAAGCCGTATTCAGGAGAGTTATTAAATGCCAGCGAAAGATGATGATAAGGATAGTTTCTATTGCAAGGATTGCAAATTTAGCTTTGTGAATTTCTTTGAAGTGTTTACCACTGGACCGCTTTGCAGAAAATATATTATTGAAGATGACGTAGACCTTGTAACAGGAAAACGGAAGATTGCTTATGGGAGATGTTCGTCAGCTAGAAGGTTTGATATATGCGGCCCTGAGGGCAAGGCATGGTTACCGAAGCACAAGAAAGACCTGTTCAAATTGTTAAAGAGGGAACAAACACAATGAACGCATATACGATTGAATTGCCAACAGAGATCATCGATACTGTTACCGTAGATAATCTTACCTTGGCCAAAGAACTGCTTGAATCTGATTTAATCAGAGGGCCCAATGGATTTGGAGTTTTTCATAAGGACCTAGACGAAGATAAAGCTGAAATTCAGAGACATCTGGATGCATTAAATATTGTTATTGCATATTTCAGTCCGCCAGGCCCGGAGTAATACACATAATATGGTTGAATTAATCGCAAAACCAATTATTAAAGATCAATATTGGATAGTAACTGACGGACAAAAAAAGGTCGGCAATATTCAGGCAAACAATGCTGGTTACGGGGTACAATTGAATGGTTCTGTTATGTTACAATTTGATAGCACCGTAGACGTACAAGAACAGACTCATATTAGATTTTTTGAACCACTAAAGTCTGATAAGACCAAAGCGAATATTCCATACCCGCAATATCCTACACCGACTACTATTTACAATTCTGTTTTTGATGTCAAGAGGCATCTACATCTATTCACTAAAGCTAAGAAGAGCAAGTGTCTCTATGCGGCGGGGTGGTTTTCTTTTGAACAAAATGGAAATAAAATGGTAACTTTTTGCCCAAAGTTTATTCTAATTCAGCGTTATGATTATGCAGGCCCATTTAAGACTGAATCAGAAGCAATGGGAATCTGTTAGTGATGTCTACAACCATGCATATTCAGAAATTCGTGAACAAGTTATCTGTTATGGAAACAAAACAAAATAAAGATGTAGTACTAAACATTGCAGATGCTAGAGGGTTACGAGACGATATTCTACGGCTACTAGCTGACTTACATGAATTAAATATTAAGGTCTCTGAAGCATCTTCTAATGGTAGCATCACCCAGATTGAAATATCCGGTGGGTCATTTAAGCAGCCATAAATAATGTGTGAGATATAGAAGTAGGAACATATTTTGGCTAGAAATCAACCAAATATATTAATAGACCACGTCGATAAAGTGACATATAAACATAGTCAGGTCGTTGAAGCCGAAGGCGTGTGGGCGGTGTTCTATGATAACCAACCAATCAATATTAAATCCTCACATTACTTGATAGAAGATACATCTCCTAAATATTTACGACATGCCTTTTCCAATCCTGGCCATGCAATAAATCTGTGTAAAAAGCTAAACAAACAATTTAAGACAGATAAATTCGCAGTTTTCTTGTTAAGTCAAGGCCCACTGGTATATCCGATGACGAAGACTAATGAGCCAGAGTGATTATATTCAAAAATTAAAAATAACAAATTCTGTCCTAGAGGAAATTGGAACTGATGATCCAAATAATCCCTGGAAGAATCGATCAGCCGATTCATTAATGATAGAATGGTGGAGATCAGGTCGTTCCGGATCAGGGCTTAGACTAACCGAAGTCGGAGAACATGCTTTTGAATATGCAAAGATAGAGAAATACGACTTCATTATAGAACGATTTTCTGCATTAAATAATACCATAATTATTTTTGGTACAGAATGGACTATCTTTTTGCGTAAAATGAATGATAAAATCAAGTCACCGTTTTATATAGGTATAATACCATCGTCGATAGATAATCCTAAAAGAACTGTATATGTTCGATTATACGATAACAAGCTTGCGGTCTTGGTTTCATTATACGGTGATATCTATTCCTACTTAAATAGGGAGTATTTGCCCGATTAGTTTTACTTTTTGCGCCGCAACATGTATAAATACATTGTAGGATAAAACCTATCAAACACACACAGAGAAAGAAAAATATGTTTAAGTTAATCACTATCACCGCCATAGATGCGGTTCAATCTGCCCAGAAGACGGCAGTCAATACTTTTGTCAAAAATGAAAGTTTTGCAAAATCACTAACATCATTAATCGATGCACAAACAGAAAGTGCTAAGAAGTTTTTGGACGTTATTCATGCTACTGAAGCATTTACTCCGGAGTATGTCAAGAAGCATATCTCTAATATTACTGGAGGTAAATGAGGCTATGAGTAATACTATTCTAAATACTTTAGCTCGCGTAGGAGAGACTGTGCTTGTACTTCTGTCTCTTGTAATTTTTGTAATTTTTGCGAATTAAGAAAAAGGAAACACATAAAATGAGTGCTGATAGTTGGGCTGAAAGTGCTGCTTTGCCAAAGGTTCCGGCCTTACCGGAATTTAAAACTACTAAATCGGGCTATGAGATCAGAACTGAAATTCTTAGTATGGCCAAAGACCTAGCCATATCTGAATACCAGATCAAGTTTGCCGGCTGGGAAATTCAGCAAACCAGAGATGAAAAGACAGGTCAAGTTGTCTCTACTGTAGGAATGCCAGAGTTTCCGGGATTGGAAAGTATCCTCTCTCATGCACAGAAAATGTATGATTTTGTGCAAAATAGTACTGGCCGCCCGACTAGGTAAATCACATTTACCCTTAAGGAAATACCTATGTTACCTGAACTGTCTGATCAAGATCGTAATTGGTATATCCTTAAGGGGTATGAGGTTGCTGAGCACTATGGCAGTCGTACCTGGCGTAAAGATTATTATCTACATAGAGAAGATGGCCCTGCTGTTGAGAGGTATGACGGAACTCGGATATGGTATCTAAATGGTTATATGGTGTCTAGAAAACAACACCGAAAAGCCGTTCAGAAAATGAAGATACAAAATGGCACTGCCTGAACTGTCTGATCAAGATCGTAATTGGTATATCCTTAAGGGGTATGAGATTATTGAAGGTGACGGCCTACGCATTTGGTTTCTAAACAAAAAATTTCATCGCGAGAACGGGCCTGCAGTTGAATTTGCAAACGGAAGTAAGTATTTTTTCATACACGGTAAAAAAATAGGTTGACATTCGAATCATACGGCATTAATATAACAAAATAGAGAGATTAATTAAAGGAATTTGCCAACAGGCATAAATAGAATACAATGAATATACAAACGATAACCCACTGCTGCGATACATCCAACCGTCAGGGTAGCCTTCAACGCTGCCCGGCCTGGTTGCAGAATAGCATTGTCATTGGTGGGTTTGAGTATCCATCAACAAATAATGAAGGATTCAGGGATTAGATAAAGTAAGTTAACTCATATATAAACTTAGTTTATTTGAACCCCCTGATAATCATCTGATTGTCAGGTTTTTTTATGGTTTAGGCTCTTTCAGGGCAAAAGAATAAGTGGTAAATGCGGAACGAGACTGCCAGACAACCACTTAAAATAAGTCTGTATTGAATCGTGACGGGGATAAACGCTGCGGAGGTAACGCGCAAGTCAAAACCGTTATATACCCTATATATAAATGTGATTGATTGGGGCTGGTGTAATTGGTAACACGCCCGATTTTGGCTCGGGAGACTTCTAGGTCCGATCCCTAGGCCCCAAGCCATCCATTTAATTCACACTACATTAGCTCAGTCTGGTTAGAGCATTCGACCGATAATCGGAGGGCCCCTGGTTCAAATCCAGGATGTAGTACCAAATCATATGCATCTGTATGCCGCCTGTCTTCGAAACAGGAGAAAGCTAATGGACACATGTCAGTTCGAGTCTGGCCAGATGCGCCATTAAATATGCCGCGCTAGCTCAATTTCGGTAGAGCGCCACATTGTGGATGTGGTGGTTACCTGTTCAAATCAGGTGTGTGGTACCATACTTTTTTCTGACCAATCTTTTCTAGCAATAAATAACAATGCCAGAGAAGATCGCACACAATTCAG